GAGAGCGAGCAGGCCAAGAACGTGGCGCCGCTCGTCAAGGCTGTCGGTGGTCTTCCTGGGGGTATGGCATGAAGCAGATCGACGATTTGAAGCTGGCGTATCGTCGGACGTTCAACACCGAAGACGGCCAGAAGGTATTGGCTGACCTCAAGGCGCGGTTTGCGTTTGAGGCCAGCACGTTTGTTCCTGGCGATCCTCACTATTCCGCCTTCAAGGAGGGACAGCGTGATGCTGTGCTTTTGGTCGTCAGGATGCTCTCCGAAGGCGGGATGAGGGAAGATACATGAGCGAAGAGACAACCCAGGCTACTGGATCTCAAGAAGTCGCGACCGCAGCTCCGGCTGCACCTGTCGGGTTCTTTGACAGCCTGCCAGATGATTTGCGGGCTGAGCCGAGCCTGCGCAATTTTACTGACCCTGTTTCGCTGGCCAAGAGCTATGTCCACGCGCAGCGGATGATCGGCGCGGACAAGATCCCGTTGCCTGGCAAGTCGGCCACGGATGATGAGTGGCGGCAGGTTTACAAGCGGCTAGGTGCGCCGGACAATCCCAAGGGCTATGAGCTGAAGGTTGGCCCTGATGTTATGCGTGATGCTGAGCTTGAGGCGTTTCGTGCTGCGGCCTTTGAGGCTGGGCTGAACGGCAAGCAGGCCAGCCGGATTGCTCAGTTCTTGGAAGGCACTGTAACGCAGTCGCGTGCATCTATGGAAGAGAGCTTAGAGGCGTCTCGGCTTGAGGGCGAGCAGGAGCTGCGCCGCGAGTGGGGCCAGGCGTTTGACCAGCAGGTGCAGCTTGCGCACAAGGCGGCTGTCACGTTCTTGGGCAACACTGAGCTGCTTGATACGGTCGAGCTGGCTGATGGCCGGCTGTTGGGCGACCATCCGGCGATCGTGAAGATGTTTGCAAACCTTGCGCGCGAGATCGGCGAGGACAAATTGTTGGGCGAAGCAAGCGAGCTTGTGATGACCCCGACAGAAGCTCAGAGCAAGATCTCTGAGATTACTAGACAGGGAACCCCATATTGGGATAAATTCCACCCTGAGCATCGTGCGTATGTCGATGAGGCTCTTCGCCTTAGAGATTACATGTGATGCAGCGGACAATCTTCGGACCCGCACGCCAAGCTTGTGAGACAGGCGGATTGACTGCCCAAGCAGTAAGCCCGACCCCGCATGGGACAATCGAGCGTAGCACCCTGAAACCTTTGTTGGAGTGAAGACAGATGTCTACTCAAATCACTACGGCATTCGTCAATCAGTTTTCCTCGAACGTCCAGATGCTGTCGCAGCAGATGGGTTCGCTGCTGCGCAATGCGGTAGACGTGGAAACTGTGAACGGCGAAAAAGCCTTCTTCGACCAGGTCGGTAGCGCTGCTGCTGTCCTGCGCACCTCGCGTCATGCAGACACCCCCCTGATTGATACGCCGCACTCGCGTCGTATGGTCACCATGTCGGACTATGAATATGCCGACCTGATTGACGACCAGGACAAGGTTCGCCTGCTTGTCGATCCGACCTCGACCTACTCGCGTGCTGCTGCTGCAGCTATGGGTCGTGCGATGGACGACGTGATCATCTCGGCTGCCCTTGGCACCGCGTTGACCGGCAAAGACGGCGGCACCTCGACCTCGTTCGCCACTGCAACCAACCAGATCGCCGCTGGCGCCACTGGCTTGACGCTGGCGAAACTGATCCAGGCCAAGGAAATCCTTGACGCTGGTGACGTTGATCCGTCGATCCCGCGCTACATCGCGGTCTCGCCGAAGCAGATCACGAACCTGCTGAACAGCACCACGGTTACCTCGTCGGACTTCAACACCGTCAAGGCCCTGGCGATGGGCGAAATCAACAGCTTTGTTGGCTTCAACTTCATCGTCACCAACCGCCTTGGTGTTGATGGTTCGGCTGCTCGCCGTGTCTTCGCTTGGGCGATGGACGGTATCAAGGTGGCTGTTGGCCGTGAGCCGACTGCCCGCATTGATGAGCGTGCTGACAAGTCGTATGCGACCCAGATCTACTATGCGATGACGCTTGGCGCCACCCGCATGGAAGAGAAGAAGGTCGTTGAAGTCCTCTGCACTGAATAAGGAGAAGAGCAATGGCTACTGTTTATTCTGCGCAACGCACGAACACTCGTGCAAACCCGACCGTTAAGAACCAGGCCAACGAAATGGGTGGCCGTGTTCGTATCGCGCACGGGACTTATGAGGCTTCCTCGCTGGCTTCGGGCGATGTGATTGAGATGTTTGTCCTGCCGGACCACGCTCGTCTCATCTCCGGCTTCCTGGCGAATGACGCTCTCGGCTCCTCGACCACTGTGTCGGTTGGCTATGCAGCTCACACCAGCTCTGCTGGCGCTGCTGTGTCGGCTGCTGCTGCTGGTTACCTGGCTGCAACCTCGACCTCTTCGGCTGCCAAAACCAACATCCTTGCCACCCTGGCACTGGGTTCGGGTTCGGTGGTTGACGCGAATGCCAACGGCATGACCGTCACCGCGACGATGGGCGGGGCTGCCGGCACCGGCACGATCGAAGTGACGATCCTGTACGCTCTCGACTAAAAAACTAAGGGGGCGGGCAACTGCCCCCTTACCACCACAAGGGGCGATCCGATGACAAGCACAGTTGATATTGCGAACTACGCGCTCAACATGATCGGTGGCTCGAACATTTCTAGCTTCGATGAAAACAGCAAGGCAGGCCGCCTGGTCAACCAGCGCTATGAATCTGCCCGCGATGCTGTCTTTCGCTCACATCCTTGGAATTGCTTGATCCGCCGCGCTGAGCTGGCCCAGGAGACGCAAACCCCTGCGTTTGGGTATTCCTACCAGTACGCGCTGCCGACCGACCCGTACTGCTTGCGGGTGCTTGAGTTTAGCAATGGCTCGCTGTCCTACCCGCAAGACAACATGTTCTCCAATCGCGGAGGCCCGGTGTTTGTCATTGAGGGTCGTAAGCTTCTTACGGACGAAGGCACGGCTCGGATCAAATATGTTGCGCGGGTAACTGACCCGCAGGAATACGATGCCAGCCTGGTTGAGGCTTTGGCTGCGCGTCTGGCGATGGAGATCGCCTATGCTGTCACTGGCTCGACCACTGTCGTGCAGCTTGTGACCGCGCTCTATGATGAGAAGCTGCGCGAGGCTCGGTTTGTTGATGCGACCGAAGGTGCGCCGCAGAAGCTTGAGGCAAGTGACTTTATCGAATCGAGGTTCTGATGGCTCGTTCAGCACCGGCTTTAAGCTCATTCACTGCAGGCGAGATCTCGCCACGGCTTGAGGGCCAGATCACTCTTGAGAAATACCGCCAAGGTTTGTCGGATCTGACCAACATGGTGGTCATGCCGCACGGTGGTGTAACCCGCCGGCCAGGCACTGAGTTCCTTGGAGAGGTTAAGAACAGCGCAGCCAAGGCTCGCCTGATCCCGTTTCAGTTCAAGACCAGCGACACCTACATCTTGGAGTTTGGGCCAGAGACGATGCGGGTGTACCGCAATGGCCTGCAGGTTCTGACCGGCTCGGCCAAGACGATTACGGGTGTGACGAAGGCCAACCCTGGTGTGATCACGTCCAACTCGCACGGCTTCAGCAACGGCGAAGAGATCTACATCACCGGCGTCGGTGGCATGACGCAGTTGAATGACCGCAATTACATTGTGGCCAACGCGACGACCAACACCTTTACGCTGACCGATCTGTTCGGTGCGGCGATCGATACAACCGCGTTTACGACGTTCACCTCGGGCGGCACGGCTGACAAAATCTACCAGATCTCGACCCCGTATGTTGAGGCCGATCTGTTCAACCTGCGCTATGCGCAATCGGCTGACACGATGTACATCGTGCATCCCAGCTACGACATCCGCGTGCTGTCGCGCACTGGATCTGCAGCCTGGACGCTGGCCACCGCAACGATCTCTGGCTCGCCTACGCCTGGCCTTAGCGGTTCAAACAACCGCCCAAGCGTGGTGACCTTCTTTGAGCAGCGCCTGGTGTTTGCAAACACCAACAATAACCCGCAGACGCTGTGGTTCTCAAAGAACGGCGACTACCTGAATTTCACGGTCGGCACTGCTGCTGATGACGCGCTGATCTACACGATCGCCTCCAACCAGGTAAACGCGATCCGCTATCTGTCGGCCACCAGGGTTTTGACCCTTGGCACCTCTGGCGGCGAATACGTCGTGACGGCCACCAGCGATGGGCCGGTCACACCGACCACGACACTGATCCGCAAGTACTCGAACTATGGCACTGCGCCGATCGAACCTGTGCAGGTTGCCGACGTGACGCTGTTTCTGCAGCGCGGCAATCGCAAGATCCGCGAATTCAAGTACGTCGGTGACATCAATGCTGACGCCTATCAGGCGCCCGACATGTCGATCCTGGCTGAGCATATCACCGAGGGCGGCATCACGCAGTTCGCCTACCAGCAAGAGCCTGACAGCGTGATCTGGATGGTGCGCAATGATGGGACGCTTGTCGGCATGACCTACCGCCGCGAGGAGGAGGTGGTCGCGTTTCACAAGCATGTGATCGGTGGCAGCTTCGGCGAAGGCCAAGCGGTTGTTGAAAGCGTTGCCACGCTGCCGACCGACACTGGCGAGGACGAGCTGTACATGGTCGTCAAGCGCACGATCAACGGCGTGACCAAGCGGTACATTGAGCTGATGAAGCCGTTCAGCTTCGGCGGTGTGACCACCGGCGCTTTCTTTGTGGACAGCGGCCTTGCCTACAGTGGCAGCGCCGTGACCACCCTGTCTGGCCTGCACCACCTGCAGGGCGAGACGGTGTCGATCCTGGCCAACGGCGCAAGCCACCAGGACAAGACGGTGGCCAATGGGGCTGTGGATCTGAACGTCTCCACCACGGTTGCGGCTATCGGCTATGGCTACACCAGCGTGATGGAGACCTTGCGCCTGGAGGCTGGATCTGTTGACGGCACGAGCCAAGGCAAGCCGAAGCGCATCCACGCCATTACGGTTCGACTGCATGAGACTGTCGGCGCCGAGATTGGTAGCGGCTCGGACAAGCTTGACCGCATCTACTTCCGCGACAGCTCCATGTCGATGGACCAAGCTGTGCCGTTGTTCACCGGCGACAAGGATGTTGAGTTCGAAGGCGGCTTTGACGATGACGATCGCATCTATGCGCGGCAAACTCAGCCGCTCCCACTAACTGTTCTTGCGCTGTTCCCGCGCATGAACACCTTCGACAAATGAGGTGAGTGATGCTGCTCCCAATCCTATCTATCGGAGCCTCCCTCCTTGGAGGGGCGCAGTCCAAGCGTTCTGCTGATAGAGCGGCCTCTGCTGCTCAAAAAGCTGCAGAGTTCAACGCGACCATCATTGAGCGCGACATCGACCTGCTTGAGCGTCAGCGCCAAGTTATTAACGCTCAGTTTGCAATTGATGACAAAAGGGCTCGCCAAAAGTTTGAGCGCGAAATTCAAGGTACGGTCAGAGCCAGCACAGGTTATGCTGGTTTTGACCTTTCGCAAGGCACCCCACTTGCTGTGCTTAGAACGAACGCACGAGAAATGGATTACGAATCTGCGGTGAACACCTTCAACAACCAGACGGCAAACTTGCAAATCTCCGATGCTCAAGAAGAAGCTCGGTTAAATGCACAACTGTCTCGGATGGAGGGGGGCGCACAAGCTGCCGGTTTGCGCTCTCAGGGAACTGCAAGTCTTATCAGCAGCCTAGGGTCTGCTGCAACGCGTGGATATGAAACGGGGCTGTTCAAGAAATGAAAATACCAGTTTTTGAAGCGCAAAGCCGTGCCAGCACTGAAGCTCCAGGGCGTTCAATCCAGGCTCGAATGAATGCTCAAACCTTTGTGAATGCTGAGCTTCAGAAGGGTGAAGTGATCGGCGCCTTTGCAGAGTCTGCTCAAAAATATGTTGAGACCAGATACAAGGTGATGATCGAAAATCGCCTAAACGAGTCATTGCTTGGCGCAGATGAGGCATTGCGCACGCGTGCCGATGAGCTGGCAAAATCAGCCGACTACACCCGAGCGCTTGATGGCGATGATCCAATCTGGACCAGAGATACTCAGGAAGTTCGTGAGCGGCTTCTCGACAATATTGGCGGTGATGTTTACGCCAGATCTCAGTTTGAGGCACGCTTTGGGCAGCTTGAGGCCCAGAACAGACTTAGACTTCGCAATGAGATTGACAGCCGAGTTCAAGCTGCGGCTGCAGCTTCGTTCAGCCTAAGCATGCGTCAGCTTGAAGAGGACGTTGCAAACACAACAGACATAACCGTTGCAGACCTTGCGGCTCGAACTGCTGCAGTTGCTGTAGCTCGCGGTGCAACCGCCGGCGGCATCAATCCAACCCGCGCCGAAGCAGCTAGGTCTGAAGCAATTCGCCGTGGATTGGCTCGTGCCACTACAAATTTGGCGTCGCAGAGCAATGCGCCCATTAACTTTGTAGACGGCGTTCGCAAGGCTTTGGCCACTAAAGATCCTAGCAATTTGGACTCAAGTGGCTTGTACCTCTATGGGTCCATGCAGGATCTGCGCCCTGAAGAGCAGGCTGAAATTCTAAGTGGGTCTTATCGCACTGTGAATTTTATGTTTGCGGAAACACAAGAAGAAGAGATGCAGCGGCGCATTGCGGAGCAAACAGCAACGCAAGCTGGAGATCAGGCAGATGCGTACATCTCTGATCTTTCTAGCGGTAACCCTGTAAACCCGGCGTCGATCGAAGCTTTGGCCAATCAGTTTGCAGGGATTTCTTCTGTCTTGCCCCCAGAAAAGGCAATGCAGGTCTCTGAGAAAATTCAATCGATGCAGTACATCTCTGGCATCGCAAACACTTTAAACGCTGTGGCCGATCCGGCATATGTCAGGAATCTGGCTAATACGCTTCAATCAAACGGGATCAAAGGCGAGGGCGCTGAGGGCGTAGATACGTCTCTTGAGCGTGCGACGAGAGATTTTGTTTCGAATTACGCCACACGAATGGAAGAGACCATCGTGAAAGACCCAATATCTTGGGCGCGTAGCACTGGGGCAGTAAACGTCGGCACTGTCGATGTTTCTGCAGGTGCGATTTCTGCTGAGTTTTCACAGGAGCAGCCTGGCGCAACGGGGCTTGCGCAGCGCGTCCTTGATGCAGAGAGAGTCGCAGCGCGATACAACCAGCCTGTAAGAAAGGTTTTTGGCGAGAAGGACGCGACGCAAATCGTTTCGCAGATCGACCCGCAGAACTTTGAGGCGGCACTGGGCCAAGTCGAAACGATCGTGAGCAACCTTGGCAAGTACTCTGACATCGGCGTTCAGGAGCTTGAAGAAGCTGGACTTGCACCAGAATTGGTGCAGGCAATGTACACGTCCAATCCCACTGTTCAGCGCGAACTTGTTCAGATCTCTGGCGTCGAAACGGCAGATCTTCGTGCGGGCATCAGCGTCAGCACCATGCCTAATGACATTGAGACCGAACTTAACACGCAGCTTGTGGATTACTTTGCTGCTTTTGAGGCAGGTGGAGGCTCTCAGGCAGTCAAGATGGCAAACACGCAGCGCGAGGTTGCCCAGCGTCTTGCATTTTCCAGAGCAAGAACCAGCACAGACTCAGCTTCAAACATTGCAAAGAAGGTAATCTCGGACATTTTCCCGCCAGTTGAAAACTGGGTGCGGCAGCCAAACCAATTGTTCATTGTTCCGCGTGGAGCAAACTCGAATGATGTTCAAGTTGTGGCTGAAGAAATGATGTCCGAGGCTATGCTGAGAGAAGCGAACATCGCTCCGTTGGACAACCCGATATTCCCAGAATATGTGGACCTGGAGCTAAACATTGCTTCGTTGTCCTCTATGGGTGTATGGTTGAACAACAGCACTGGTGACGGGCTGATCCTTCACTATGACTTTGACGGGCAATATCTGCCGGCAATCAAGGCTGATGGTCAGCCATATCAACTGCTGTTCAGAGATGCGTCGGCAAGGGCAGAGGAAGACCGGCAAATCATTGAGACTGAAACCTCTCAAGGAATGTCCATCGCGCCATGAGAACCCGCAGG